CTCTTCGTAAATTTCCTGTGCTTGAAGCTGACTTCCGTCACGCTGTTCGGCTGAAAGAAAATCATGTGGCCTTGGCATCTCAACACCCTCGACTTCGGGAATATCCAGAACCTCTAAAGTTCTGCCACCGGGATTGCCGTTATCGGCTTTTTCCTTAATGGCAGATTTTTTTCTTCCCGCACCGGGTCTTGCACCGCCACGGCCACCGGTATTATTGGATTTTGTCGGCACACTTTCACCGCCTTTCTAAGTAGAATATGAGTTGTGGGTTAATTACCCTTTTGATTTCGCCTTTTTTGCACACGAAACCCCAGGCCGCTGCCCGATAAAATAGGTCCCGGAGATTTGACCACCCCTACCGGTCGCATAAATTGCGGATTGCGGATTTTTCTTCAAAAAAGGTTGACAAAGCCTTATGATCTGAGTATAATATAGATAACAGGACTCCCCACACCTCTCAACGATGTGCCCCAGGGGAGACATTTTTTTATCCGGAGACTTTTATATGAGTGAAGTAAAGAAGCATCTTACCTATGAAGAACAGATCGAAAAGTTGCGTTCCAGAGGTTGTCTTATCAATGATGATGTAGCTTGTAAGAATACGTTGAAGAACATTGGATATTATCGCTTGTCGGCTTATTTTCTTCCCTTTAAAAGAGATGACGACAATTATACCGAAGAACTATCATTCGAAAGAGTCTACCATATTTATGAGTTTGACAGAAAACTTCGCAATTTACTGTTTGCTGCTATTGAGGTCATTGAGGTAAGCCTTCGTGCTCGTATAGCATATTTTCATTCAGAGAAATACGGACCGCTTGGATATCTTAATCCTGCTACTTTTAACAACAAGCACAAGCCTGAAAAGTTTAAGGAAAATATTGATCGTGAAATTGAAAACAACAAAAAGGTTTTGTTTGTAAAACATCACATCGACAACTATGGTGGTCAATTCCCGCTGTGGGTAATTTGTGAACTGTTTACATTTGGCATGATTTCCTACTTCTATAATGATTTAACGACGGCAGATAAAAAGCAATTTGCGGGTTCTGACTATAAAGACATGGTCAGTTGGCTTAGATGCTGCACTGACATTCGTAATATATGTGCACATTATGGAAGGCTTTACTACAGGAGCTTTTCCGCTATGCCAACCGGATTTAATATCCCGGAAGCAACGAAAAGGAGACTGTGGGGTGCGATGCTATCAGTAAAAGCACTGTATCCTTCCACTGATAAATGGAACACTGAATTCATGCCAGCAATAGAGGCATTGTTTGAAGAGTACAAGGAAGATATTAATCTCTACCATTTGGCATTTCCAAAGAACTGGACTCAACAACTGAAAAAATGATACATAAGGAACTCCAACTGGGGTTCCTTTTTATCTGTCACCAAGCTCGTGGTGGATCTTTGTATGGCAGGACTGGCACAGGCTCATGAGGTTGTCTTTTGCGTGTGTGCCGCCTTTGGACACAGGGAGAATGTGATGAACTTCTTGCACGGGAGTCAGTCTACCTTCTTTGAGGCACTCCTCACACAGTGGATGCTCACGGATGTGGCGGTCACGGATTCGCTTCCAGGCTCTGCCGTACCGTTTCTTGGTTTCAGGGTCACGGCGATAGTGGTTGTACTCATAATCGGCTGTCTTTTTATGCACCGAGCAGTAAAGCTCACCGTCATCGGCAAAGTTAGGACAGCCGGTCATACGACATGGTCGTTTCGGTTTTGTTGGCATTGGTTTACCTCCTTCGGAGCATGAGAAAAGCCCCACAGGATTGCTCCCATGAGGCTCTCTACAGTCTTTCATGCTATAAGTATAACACAGATAAAGAGTAAAAGCGTCCACGATATTACTCATTACTTGCCGTACAAAAGCAGTGCCAAATGTTGGACGGCACGGTTCTTTTTGTTGTAGGCAGAAGACCGCTCAATATTGAAGTGGTCGCAGATGTCATACACAGCATCGGTTTGACGCTCGTCATCGCTTCGGTAGAAGGCTTGAAGGACATACCGCTCATCCTCGGACAGTTCATTCCATGCAGGCTGAAACCATGCCATATATTCGACTGCTTGTCTATACCGTTCTTTCAGCACATCAATTTCATCAATCCCGGCGATGATACGGTTTTCAACCGCCAGCGGATTATGCGGTCCTCTTGGCATATCCGAAAGAGTCGGACTTCCTATAGAGGAGAGGTCATCGTGAACAGTAGCAATTTCTTCATCTGTGTGGTCAATGATGTATTGCATACTGTCGTAATCTTTGAGTGCGCCTACCGCCGCGCTGCGTTTGTCCAAATAGTGCCAAATGATATTCATATTCATACCTCCGAAAAAATGTAGTCCCTCGGATTGGCACAGATTTTCATAGGTTTTCTCAGATTTTCAAGTCCGCTTTGACAGCATCAATCAGTGCCGTCTGCGTTTTCTCCTTGTGGGAGATGGCTTTCAAGATTCGCTCATCAATCGTGTCCTTGGTAACGATATGCTGAACTACCACGGTTTTGGAGGTCTGACCCTGACGCCACAAACGGGCAACGGTCTGTTGATACAGTTCAAGGCTCCATGTTAAGCCAAACCAAACAAGGGTTGAACCGCCACTTTGAAGATTCAGCCCATGTCCTGCAGAAGCGGGGTGGATTAACGCTACAGGAATCTCTCCGTTATTCCATTTTCGGATACTGTTGGAGCTATCAAGCCTGGAAAACGGAATATGGTATTTTTTCAGTCGCTCTGAAATACGGTCAAGATCGTGCTTGAACCAGTAAGCCACAAGAATTGGTTTACCGTTTGCCGCTTCGATAATATCCTCTAATGCGTCAAGCTTTCGGTCGTGTATATGAATAACCTCGCCATTATCATCGTAGATTGCACCGTTTGCCATTTGAGACAGCTTGCCGGAGAGGGATGCTGCATTCGAGGCGGTAATCTCACTATCATCTAAGGTCAGTACCAATTCACGCTTGAGTTCTTCGTAATCTTCCAGCTCTTCGTCAGAAAGTTGCACGGCATATTCCGAAGAAATCAGTTCCGGCATTTTCAGATGATCGGTAGATTTCATAGAAATCGTTATGTCCGAAATCTGCTTGTAAATGGCATCCTCGGCATACGGTAGCGGTTTATAGGAGTAGATGATTTGGCCGTTTCGTTTGTCCGGCATGAAGTAGTCGGTGCGGTATTTTCCGATGAATCTGCCAAGCCGCTGTCCCATATCCAGAATTCGAAACTCGGCCCACAAATCCATCAAGCCATTGGAGGCAGGAGTACCCGTCAAACCTACAATGCGACTTACCTTGGGCCTGACCTTCAACAGAGATTTGAACCGCTTTGTGTTGTGGTTCTTGAAGGAGGACAGCTCGTCAATCACAATCATGTCGAAGTCAAATGGGATTCCGCTTTCTTCCACAAGCCACTGGACATTTTCACGATTGATGATGTAGATGTCCGCCTGTTTCATCAAAGCGGCTCTGCGTTCAGCCTCCGTGCCAACAGCCACGGAGCAGATGAGGTTCTGCAGATGATCCCACTTATCCACTTCAGCCGTCCATGTGTCCCGTGCTACACGAAGAGGTGCGATGACCAGCACCTTTCGCACCTCAAAGCTGTCAAACAGCAGGTCGCTAATGGCCGTCAGTGTAATGCTTGTTTTGCCGAGTCCCATGTCCAGAAATACCGTTGCCATGGGGTGTGTTTTGATATAGTCGATGGCATAGGCTTGGTAATCATAAGGTTTGTATTTCATCAAGGATTCCTCCGATCTGTTTCTCGTTGTCCAGCACATACACCTGAAAGCCGAGTCTGTTTAATAATTTGTGGCGAGAGATTTGTAAGGCTCTCGGCTTTTTGTGTGGTGCTTTGACTTCTACAAAGCCGATTTTGCCATCCGGCAGTAAAACAATGCGGTCGGGCATTCCGTCAAATCCCGGAGACACGAACTTCGGACAGATACCACCATGCTTTTTTACCGTCAGCGTTAATTTTTGCTCGATTGTTTTTTCTTTCATACAGCCTTCTCCGTTTCTTTTTTACTTCCATGTTGCGGTCTACCATAGTCATTTACAAAACTTTTCTTAGGGTATATTTTTTAGTCCTTAAGGGAGTTTTTGTATTTGACTATCATCGACCGCAACATGGAGTCTATTTCTTATTGCAAAAAGTCCTCAAAATCTCCGCCATCAACCTTAAGTCGAAGGCCTTTAATGTGCTTTCGACCACTCAAATTGACTTTACTAAAGCCTGCGCCATCAAGTGCTATATAGAAATCCGCCGTACTACGCACATACTCGTTGGTATCGATGCAGTAGTTGCGGTATGCCTGATACAGTGCGCTGGAACTTTCACGGTATCCGTCACCGACTTCACATTTCTCTTCAAGAAAATGTCCGAACCAGTCGTTTTGAGAGCGATACTCCTCGATGGCTTTTTGGACGATAGCCGGAGCGGAAAATTTGTAGTCCAGATCAATGACCTTCTTGGCGCCTTCGATAATCCAGGAAAGAATGCTCTCGCCGGCATTCTGATAGAGGTAATCGCCGTAGTTCTTGATGTCGCTCTTGCCTTCGATTTTAGCGTTGAACGGGATAACGATCAGTCGGCGCCAGGTGCCGTCATCGGAAGCACTGACTTTCGGCAGATGGTTGGTGTAGAGTACAAGCGTGTGGCAAGGCACAAAGCTGAAGGGGTCCTTGTATTTCTTCTCGGCAAAAATGTCATCGGTGGAGCAAAGTTGCTTGACGGTAGAGTCGTTCAACCGAGCGCCTTCCTGCATTTCGGAGGCAATGAGCAGACGTTTGCCCTTGGTTTCAGCCATCTCCGGCTTTACATTGCGACGGCACCCGAAGGTCAGCGTGTCGGCAGAGATGTTACCGCTGTACAGACCCAAGACATGGGAGATTGCATTCCAGAAGGTAGACTTGCCGTTGCGACCGCAACCGTATGCGATTATGAGGGCTTCGACCTCGACCTTTCCGATGGCGGCAAGACCACAGATCATCTGCACATAGTTTATAAGCTCCTTGTCCCCACAAAAAATCAGATCAAGACTGTCAAGCCAAATTTGCCTGCCTTTATCACTGGGTGAAACAGTGGTCATTTTGGTTATGAAATCCTCCGAGGAATGTTCTCTGGCACCTGCCATACCGAGGCGAAGGTCGTAAGTAGCATCGGGAGTGCAAAGCAAAAACGGATTAGAATCCAAATCTTGC